CAGCCTCGGGGTCTTCACCCGTCGCGGCCTGCGGGGGCGGCTGGTAGTTGGCGAACTCCTCCGCGAGCTCGTCAATCGCCTCATCCATCTGCCGGCCCGGGCGGAATCCGTTCGTCACGAAGCGGATGCTCTCCGCCACGATCTTGCCCAACTGCGGCGCGAGCTGCATCGCCTGCACGCCCTGCTGGAGGAGCGGCGAAAGCGCCTGCATGAACTCCACGCGCTTCTGCTTCTCGGCGTTCTCGTCGGGCTGGATCGTGCTGTCCGTCTCGATGTCGAGCACGAATGGCCGAAGCTTCTGATCCTTGAAGAGCGCCGCGATCTTCTCGACCGTGACCTCTTCCTGCAACTGCGCCAGCTGCTGCTGAACCTGCTGCGCGGCTTGGTTGATCTGCTGCTCGACCTGCTGCGCCTGCTCGGGCGGCATCTGCTGCATCTGGGCGAGCATCTGCTGGCCCTGCTGCATCGCCTGCATCTGGATTTGCTGCGCCTGCTCGGCAATCTTGGCGTCGGTCGGAATGTCGTCGACCTGCGCCATTAGCAACAGGTCTTCAATCGCGACGTTCTCGCACATGATCTCGGCTTTCATGCGGATAATGTCCCGCGCGAGCCGAACCAATTCGCCCTGCTTCTCCTTGATGCGGATCGAGCCGTATTGAGACTTGAGCTGCTGCGCCCCGAGCGTCTCGTCGGCCTCAGTCGACCCCCGCATGATGTCCGAGATGCCGGTGATCTCGTACACGTCCTGCACGACCTGCCGGCGGACCTCCATGCAGCCCTGGAGCGCGTTTACCACGTCCGTTACCGGCCACATCATGACCGCATCGGACATAGCCGCGAAGGTGCTGATCGGCACCAACATCCGCGCATTCACCGTCTTGAACGCCGTCTCTACCGCGTCCGCGATGTCGGGGTTGCCAGAGGCGTAGAAACCCACCATCCGCAGCCCTTGCTGCAGGTCGGCAATCCGCGCGGTGAGGTCGTTGATCTCGTTCAGCTGGTCCCGGTAGTAGACCGCATCCGGCACCGGCGTCAGACTGTTGCGCTGCAGCGTGGCATAGGCCGGCCGCGGGCACGGGAAGAACCCCGTCAGGTCAAGCGGAGGATCGCGCTCCTCCAATACGTCCTTGACGCCGTCTGACACCCACAGGCACTTCTTCGACGGCTTGTGCCACATCTCCCAGATGGACACCTTGCGGACGCCGCGATCCTTCGAACGCTTGTCCCGGTCCTCGGGGCGCTCTTGGAAGTTCATGTCCTCGGGCACGTCGCCGAAGCGGGCCTTGACCTCGCCCTTGGTCAGCCACACCTGCCGGGCGACCCACTGAACCTCGGACCACTTGCGGGCCGGGTCGCACCTGAAGTCCTTGCGGCTGATGTGCACCGCGCTCGGCACCTCGAGCCCGTCGCGCTCGACAATCCGCAGCCACGGCACCGCACGGGCCGCCATGACGAGGTCATCCCGCTCGAGCATCATCGTATCGTGCAGGTTGTCGTTCTCGACATCCGCCACCAGGGCGCGCTCGAGGATGTCAGCCGCCTTGCGGGGGAGCGGCTTGCGGTCCTTGAACTTGGACGTGACCACAGGCGTCGGCGGGCGCGAGTAGATCGACGGGCGCTGCACCTCGAGGTTGGCCCACAGCATCTGGTATTGGCGATCACCGCGGTTCTTCGTCAGCTTGCGCAGCGACGAATACAGGTCGTCGAGGTTATCGCATACCTCGTGGTATTCCTTCTCCTCCGCATCACGGAGCAGTTTCATCCACGGCGCTGCGGTGCCCTCGTCAATCGGTTCAGCCAACTGTCACCGCCTTAGCTTGATCCGACGGTCGCGCTCGGGCGCGTCGGGAATGTCGTACAAATGCGGCGCCATGTTGTCGACGCGCGCCGGGTAAGGCTGCGGCTTGCTTATCCACGGGCGCGACATGCACCCATATCTCCACTCATCCGCGGCGTGGTCTTCAGCGTCGGTGTCGAGGTCTTCTGCCTTGTCCGGGTCGTGCTGCAGAGCGGGGATCGTCCGGATGCTGTCCCGGCAAGTCTTGAACGCATAGATCATCGGCACGCCGTTGACGCCCACCAGGCGCGAGCGCATTTGATCCCATCCGCCCATCATGCCGCGCTGCCCGACGCGCTTGTTATCCGCGGGCTTGAACGTCACGCCCCGGGCGAACATGCGCTCCGCAATGCTCGGGCCGCCGTCTTGCGCGAATGCAGCCGGGTCTAGCACCGAATACGATAGCGCCTCGGCGTCCCGCTCGAGGATGCCGTCGGCAACCTGCTCGGCCGTAAGCCTCAGCCCCCGCTGAGGGCCGGTCGCCCCGTACCACTCGCGATAGCGCACCATGGCGCCTCGAGGCAGCACGTTGCGGCCGTAGATGCCATTCTCGCCGCAGACCGCCCACCAGCCCACCGAGAACGGAGCGGCGAAGCCCCAGTCCATGCTGCGGAACTTGACCCAGTCGTCGGGCACCGTGAACGGCTCGATAACGTGCCGCTTCTCATCCCACGCATCGAAGAACGCGCCTTCGATCGCCGACCAGTCCCCGTCCAACCAGGCGCGCACCAGCTCCTTCGAGCCGACCATGCGCAGCCGGTCGAGGTATGCCGGGTCCGCCTCGAGGAGCACCCGGTTATCCTGGATGCGCGACGGGATCACCGCCGCGGGCGTCGTGCCCTCGTTAACCGTCACCGTCAGCCGCTTGGGGTGCAGTGGGAACGGGTAGAGGCCGAAGCGATCCCGTATCCACGTCTGGCCAGGTCCGCCCGGGTTGCCCGTCAGGATCATCTGCACCGGCACGCCGGCGCTCGACCGCAGCACGCCGAACATGCGGTCAATGGCGTCGGGAACGGCGTACGATCCCGCTTCCTCGATCCACACGTCAGTGACGTTGCGGCCCTGGTACTCGTCCGCATCCCCGACCTTGTCGAGGTAGGCAAATGTCACGCGTCCCCCGTGGGGCATACGCCAGATCGAGGTCGTGCGGTTCAGCTTGCCGCCGAGGGGCGTGTAGAGCTGCGCGCTGCGCTCTATCGCATCTTCCGACGAAACCGTCGTCCGGCGAAACATGATGGCGTTGAAATCGGCGCCGTAGAGGCTTTCCTTGTGCGCCCACTTGCCCAGAACGCCGTCAGTCTTGCCGCCACCGCGCGCCCCGCCGAAGAATACCAGCGGGAGCGGGCATTCCATGAGGGCGTGTTGTGGTCCGGACTGCGGCGCCCAGACGTATTCAATCCCCACCGTGTTGCGCAGCCCATTGCTCGGGTGACAGCGGGATCGGGGCGACTTGCTTCTGGTTCACGTCGACCGTCTGGGATGGAGCACCGAGCCCGCGATCCTCGCTGTCCTTGATTAGCTTCAGTATCTCGCCGCTCACCTCATCCGAGAACGTGCCCGTCTCCGGGTTTACGAGCGCCTCGACCTTCGCCAGTAGCGCCGCACGAATGCGCACGGCGGCCGCTGCATTGGCGTCAATCTGCGCGCGCAGTTCCTTTGTCAGCCCGCCGGGATTGCCGCTCTGGCCCTTCGCGAATGGCTTGAGGTTGGCCTTTGCGTTCGGATTGTTAGCCATCTCTGCTTTCAACGATCACAGAAGGCGGGTGACCAACCACACGACGAGCACCACGAGGATCACGATCACCAGCGCGCGTTCGACGCTCATTCGCTTAACCTCGATCCGAGTTTGAGGGGCAGGGCGCTGTTGTCCACGTCGCGGTTGATCTGGGCGTCGAGCAGGGCGGCCATGACCTCGCGCAGCTGCGGGGTGTTGGGAATGGTGGCTCCCATGGCGCGGAGGAGCGATAGCGCGCGGTCGACCTGGGCTTGTTCCTGCGTCATGTGCCCTCAACGGAAAACGCGCCGCGGATTTGATGTCCGGGCGCGCAAAACCAGCGTGCCCGTAAGGTACGGTCATCCCCGCGTTGTGTCAAGGGGTTGTGTCAAGCCCCTATTTGTAGATGCGCATACCGCCGCCCCCGCCAAGCGCGCTCATGTACCGGCTGGCGGGCTGGTTTTGCCCCTTGGCCATCCTGCGAAACTCCGCTTCCTGCCGTCGCTTCTCGGCGATCTGCTCGGGAGGAAGGCACAGGTGCAAGCGTGCGAACCAGCCGGTGATCCTGACCATCTTCCGGCAGTCGCGGCATTGCTCGTAAATGTGGTTTCCAGCAACGATCACGCGTTCCCCTTTTCGATCCCGTAGACATCGGCACACACGTCCAGCGCCTCCAGCAGCAGTTTCCGAAGCGCGCGGCCGGCGGCCAGTTTGCTCTCGCCCAGGCTCTCGCCGTAGCAGCACACGCTGATGAGCAGGTTGTACCGCATCGGGTGGACATTCTGAAGTATCAGCTTCAGCCGGCCGTTGGCGTTGGCCCAGCGTTCGGCCTGGCTGTCGCTCTCGTGGCTCATTCCGCCGAGGGGGGGGATGGTGCTGTCTCTGCCCGGGGATGCGTGGCCTTTGACCCGGCACCACGTCGCCTCGAATGCGCGGCCCGCCTTGAACTGGCGTGCGGTCAGGGTTTGATGCGCGCGGAGCTTGGCGAGGATGTCGGGGTGGCGGTTCGTGTAGACTGCGAGCGCTCCTCGAGCCTCGGGGCGGACGTAGTCCCCGTGACGCATGGTCTCGCGTGTGGGGCCGATGGGTTTCTCTGCGGTCTGCAATTTCTTCTCCTCGAGGCTAATGGCAGTTAGTGAATTGGCCGATGGTGGTGCAGGTGGTCTGCAGGCGGATTGGCTGCTGGGCCTGTTGATTGGCTGACCAGTCCTCCAGGCTATCGGCAAATTCGTCCACGGCCTCGGCCGCGTGGGCCCGCGCTTCCTGCGCCTCGCGTTGGATGCAAGCGGGCATCTGTACGTCTTCGGGGTGGTAGCCGTAGCTTTCGCACGCGGCTTGATAGGTGGCGAGCTTGGCGGCGGGTGTGGCGGTGGCCATCCACGCGGGGGAGCCGACGCGGCCCATGGCCTTTGATCCGTCGGCTTGGGTGCAGGCGCCGAGGAGCAGGCAGCCCGCGGTCAGGAGAAGGGCGGTCGAGCGCATTTGTGCGAGCCTCCATGGGCGAGAATTAATTGTCACGTGTATGCACTTTCCTGTTGACGTATGCCACGCGTGGCATTATGTTGGAGTTATCAGAAGGAGAAACGAAATGACCTACTTCACCGAATCCGACGCCGCCCACATCGAAACCATTCGCGGCATGATCGCTCGCCGCGAGCTGAACCGGGGCGCGCTCGCCAGCTTCGCCCGTGACCGCGCCTCCCGCATTCAGGAGACGATCCGCTCTTGCACCCAGTCCGACATCGGATGGCGGATGTTCCTTGAGCGCCGCTACTGGTCGATGATCGACCTCATCGGGGAGGCGCGCGGCCTGTGACCGACCGAAAGACCCAGCAACGCCGGCTCGAAAGGGCCGGCTTCGTCCATGTGTCGGCTTGGGTTCCCGCAGCCTACGCGCAGCGGGTGATGGCCCAGGCCGAGACGTATCGGGCCGAAGTCGAGGCGTTGAAGGCCGAGGAGTCGCGGCCTCGAGGATGGCCGAAGGGAAAGCCGCGCAAGGTGGAAAAATAATCGTCCTTCCGCGGTCTTTCCTATTGCAAAGTGCCACGCGTGGCATTATATGTAGGACATCAGAAGGAGAGACGAGATGATCGGCACCTACACCACGCTCACCAAAACCGAAGCCAAGGAACTCGCGGCCGAGGGCCTCGCCACCTCGCGCATCATGATCATGACCGCGGTCGCAAAGCACGCGGCCGGCACCATCACCTTCGCCGAGATGAAGGCGAAGGAAGCGGAGGCCGCCGACTACTACGCCGCGCGCCTCGACTTCGTGACCGAGCGCCTCGCCTGAACCCCGGGGGCGAAAGCCCCCTACTACCCTAGAAGGAGAGACGAGATGATCACCACCCACCAAATCACCCGCCGCGCATACTCCGAGTACACCCGGGTCGAGACATTCACGGGCACGCGCATCGCTGCCACGCTCCGCGCCATGGAACTCCAGTTCGCCAATCAGGACGGCGAGTATCTGGTTCGCACGGCCGACGCCCCGAACTGGACCGGCGGCCAGTCCTACCAGTCCCCGATGGACTGGCTGTGACCGACCGCAAGACGCAGCAACGCCGGCTCGAAGGGGCCGGCTTTCGCTTTCATAGCGGGTGGCTACCGGAGGCGAACCCGGTTGGTGCTCGATTTGACGCCCAGACCGAGGCGTTCCGCTCCGAGGTCGAGGCATTGAAGGCAGAGGCCCCGCGGCCGCGGGGGTGGCCGAAGGGAAAGCCGCGCAAGGCGTAATCATTTGGCCCGCCATGTCAGGGTTGCCGTGGCGGGCTTGTAGTCGGCGTCCGCAGTTACGCTCAGCTTGGCGTTGGGTGGGACTGAAACGCTCTTGTACCACGACCATAAGACCAGAGCTTCCCGTATGTCGGATGCGGTGAATGTCACGCTGCGCTCTTCGGTCATTTGCTCACCACCAGTCGGGGCCGCGGGGTACGTTTGATGTCGATCACCTGCCCCTTGACGGTGGCGATGAAGCCGCCGCCCTGCCAGCGGCCGTTGATGAGCTCAAATCCCATAGCCTCGAGGTGGGCGCGCGTCTTGTCGTCCGGCTCTTTCATCGTCCCACCTTCCATAGCAGCCACGCAACGGAGATACCGAGCGCCGCCAATCCGACGCCGGCCAGGATGTCTAGCGCGCTCATTCGTCGTCGCTCGTGAACGCAATGACGATAATCGCAACGAACATCGCGACGAGCAGGATTGCTTCGCTCATACGCCACCCCTGAGCCAGATCGCGCAGACGAGGACGATCACGAGGAAGAATACGAGGCTGATCATCGGCCCTTCCCCTTCGGTCGGTCGGCGTACCAGTTGAATGCCCTCGCCCACGCCATAAGCGAGCCGTGGACGGCGATGTAGGCGAGGGGTACCGCGGGTACCGCCGGGGCCGACTTTGCCGTCTGGGGTGCCTTGCAGGGCTTGTACGTGGCTGTCATAGCTTCACCCCCGCTCGCGCCTTGCGCAACATCTGCCACCGGGGGTCGTCGGGCGCCGCGGTAACGCTCCAATGCGGCTTCACCTCAAGCTCGGCCTTCGGGTCGACCGGAAGCGTCCACTGGCCGTGCTGCGTTTGGACAAAGCCGGACGCCTTGGCGACGCGCTCGAGTATGTCCGCGCGCTTGTCCCGCTCCTCTGGCGTGATGTTCGCGTCGGCGTAGGGCGCCGGCTCGGCGGGCCGAAGTTTGGCGAGAACCGCCGTCGCCTCCGCCCGGCGCATCATGCAGAGCTGGCGAATGGACGCCGGAGACGGACGGCGATCCATGGTCCGGCGCCATTCGTCGATGGCCCATCCAACCGTCGCGTCGGACATGTCAGCGAGGTCTTTCACGAACAATGCGATCTGGCGCGTCCGCTGGTCCGTCGTCTCGTTTGGCTGGTAGTAGAGGCTCAGAAGATCGCGGAGAGCGTCCACCAGACGGCCCTGATTGCACTGCCCGTGCAGGATGGCCTGCAGTTGCTCATTCGAGGCGCTGTACAGCGAGACGGGCCTTAAGGGCGTCGAGCTGGTCGTTAAGTCGTTCGCCATCGTTTTGCCTCCGGCTAGGGAAAGGGTGCACATTCGGGTCGACCTCGTCGGCCCAGCCTTCTTGGTTCAGCCACGTGGTCGGATCGCGGGCGAACCCGTCCCGCACCCGGCGGTCGCCATGGGCGGCCCTTGCGCCGTCGATGATGACTTGCTCAGAAACGCGCCGCGCCGCCTTGGCGAACGCCTTCTCGGCGCCTGCCCGGTTCCGCTTCCCGTCCCTGTGCGGATAGCAATCCCAGAACTCAGAAAACCTCGATCGCACAAGAGAGGCTTTAGCCTCTCTCTCTTCCTTTACCGTAGTTTCATCGTCCTTATTCTTTGTCTCGCTGCTGTCTCGCTGCTGTCTCGCTGCTGTCTCGGGTGGCGATGCGGCAGGTGTCTCGGTCGGCTTCACGTCGGCCTGATAACGCTCGTAGTTACAGATGGTTATGACTATCTGGCCTGTCTCGGTTGATGTCTCTATCATTGTCTCGGTTTTGAGACGGGTGATGAAGCGCGAGACAGCGGCCTTATCCCAATTCCATGCCTGCGCCATGAAGCGGATGGAGTGCGAGAACTGCCCCCTCTTGAGGTTAACCGACTTTCCGGCGACATCGACCACGCAGTCGTTGAACCGAGCTTGCGCGACCATCCAGTCCCACGCATAGCCGCGGCAGAACTTCTCCCGAGCAAACAAGTGATGGTTGAAGCGGTCGCGTTGCGCCCGGAGATAGCCGCTCATGCCACGGCCTTCATCTTGGCAAGAGCGCCCATGAACCGCCGGTTGGCGGCCTCGGCCTCAAGGTGCTGGACGCGGGCGAGCAGATCGAGCACGGCGGATTCCAGAACACGGATGCGTTCTGACGGTTGAATATCTGACGGGGGTTGGTTAGTATCACTCAACGACATTGCGCGGCTCCTCATCAGCTGCGGTGTTTAGGAAGGGGTCGACGTGGTCAGCGTCGACCCCTTCTGCATTTAAGCATAGCGAACCGCGCGCCATTCCGCAACGGCCCATCTAGGTCTCCCTCACGATGACGCCCTGGGCGGCGAGGACTGCACGCTTCATCGCGTACTTTTCCGTTATAACCCCTTTGGAGTCCTCGTAGATCGTCACGCCCTTCTCGTCGTAGACGGCATCGGCGCGCCACATCATCGGGCGCCCTGTAGGCGTGCGCAGGGGGCCATCCTTGCCTTGGAGGATCACCGGCACCTCACGGGCAAGGTTGGAGATGACACCTACTCGCTGGAGCAGGCATAGGGCGTTCCAGCGCTTGGCCTGCTTGTCGCTCGGGTGCCACGTGCCATCCGCGGCTTGCGTGCGCCGGGCGACGCTGTTGAGGCGGTTCTTCATAGATCCATCGTCTCCTGCACGGGGGTCGCCTTGGCCCGCTCGAGCCGCGAGGCGATGATGTCGGCGTAGGGTGCCTCGGCCTCGATAAGCGTGGCGGCGAAGCCTTCGGCCATGGCTGCAAGCCCGGTTGTACCGCTTCCGGCGAAGGGATCGAGAACGCAGCCCCCCGGGGGCGTGACGAGACGGACGAGCCAGCGCATCAGGGCGATGGGCTTCACCGTCATGTGGGTGTTGCCCTCTCCGCGCTCGGCCTTGCTCGCCTTGGCGCAGTAGAAGAAGCGGGCGGCGGAGCCGGAGTCGCCGAAGCCGGTCATCGGCGTGCCTGGGAACAGCCCCAGCACCTCGTCGCTGCCGTCGTGGACGAGGTTGGCGGGCCAGCGGCCGGCATCTAGTTGCTTGATCTCGCAGGCCCCATTCAGGCCGTCGCCGTAGACGCCGTTGCTTTTCCCCTTCGGCAGCGTCCCCTTCGCGGTCCCGCCTTCCGTCCCCACCCGCGTCGCGTCGATGTTCAGCGCCCCGGTGCCGAAGCGCATGACATTGGCCGCAACCGTGCCGATCAGCGGCTTGCGCGCGACGACGATCGGCTCCCATGCGGGCTTGAGGGCGGTGCCCCAGCCTTCCCAAGCGGCAGCTTCGGGGGTGGCGGAGGCGGTGATGGGCGCATCCACCCGCGGCGATAGGACCGAAGCGTTGACGCGAACCATATTCGGGCGGCCGTTCGGGTTCGGCCCGACGACCTCGCGCTCAGCCCCTGACGCCGCGTCTATCGCCTTGGAAACATTAAGAGATTTCGGAAATCCCGTCCCGTAGGCCCAGCCGATCTGGTCGCGAATTTCGAACCCAGCATCCTCGATGGCGCAGACGAGGCGGTGATAGGTGCGGGTGCCGCCGAAGGCGAGCACGTGCGCCCCCGGCTTAAGCACCCGGAACACCTCGGCCCAGACATCGACGCCGGGAACACCGCGGTCCCATTCCTTGCCCATGAAGCCGGTCTTGGCGTTCTCGCCCGACGATAGGCCGTAGGGGGGGTCGGTGACGACGGCGTCGACGCTCGCCTCGGGCATGGCCGCGAGCACGTCGCGGCAATCGCCGTTATGAACGGTTACACTCAACCCTCGGCCCTCCGGAAGATTGCCCGGAGCGCCCGAGCGCGGGCCACTGACAGGCCGAAGAACACCGCCGCCACCGCCCACGCCGGAAGCGTCTGCCACGCCCCAACGGCCCGCAGGGCGTGCACAGCGGCGATGCTGACGAGCAGGCCGAGGGCGGCGTTGGCGAAGCTTTCGATGGTGTCGCGGCTCATTCAATCGGCCTCCACACGTTTGCGCGGATGGCGGCTTCGATGAGAGGCCGCGCCCATGTCCCGGTGTAGAGAAGCCAGTTGTCGGCGCTCTCACCGGGCGGGACAGTGTGGAAGGGTGCGCGCTTCATCGTGCCGCGGGCGCAGAAGTACTCGCGGTCGCAGAAGTCGCGCAGCGCGCTCGGCAAGTCTCCGGATGGCCGGCTACGGTCCATAGATGCCTGGTTCATTCCAGCACCTGCCGGCGGCGCAGGCGAAGGAGCTCCAGGGTGGAAGGGAAGCCGCCGGCTTTGCGCATTGCGGCAACGTCCGAAACGACAGTGCACTCGCTGATCCGCAGCTTGGCGGCGATTTCGGCATAGATGCGGCCATCGTACACCATAGCGCGCACCTCGGCCTGACGCGCGGCCATGGCCGCGTGCTTAACCTGTCTCGGCGTGGGGGCTTGCGGCGCCTCTTCGCGAACCCGCAGAGCGGCAAATGACCGATCACGTAAGAATCTGGATTTGGCGATCCCATGCTGCCGCTTCCAATTTCCGGGGTTCCAAGGCTCGAATGCAAACCCGGACACGCCGCGGGGAATGCGCTGCACCGGGCCGGTATAGGCGGCGATAGCTGCGCGCTCGTGATCGGTGATGATGTCAGGCATTACGCTGGCGCTCCCATCGGATAGGCGCGGAAGCCAACTCCCTCCCCTTCGAAGCAAGTCACGCCATCAGGGAAGGTGCTGAGGGCCGTCCACGTTCCGGTGTCGAGGCTCCCGTACAGGGTGATAATCGCCCCGGTCTTACGGTTCAGCATCGACGCAGCGAGGGTCTCGCCGTAGTCCTTGCTGAGCTTGCCAGCCATCACGGACAAGCCGTTGGCGGCGCAGTTTTCGGGCAATGGTTCGGCGAACGCCGGCATTGCGATGAAAAGCAGAGGCAGTAACGCTTTCATGGGTTCCCTCGTTTAGATGGGCAGGCAGACGACGGAATCCGGCTGAACGGTCAGCTCGGATCGCGGAATGAAATTGCGGGCCATGGTCGCGGCCTTGCCGTAGCTGTAGCGCCCGCACCAATCGGCCTCGATTTCCGAGCCCATGCGCCGAGCGATGAAAGTCACCGGCTCGCACTCCAGGCCCGCGCAGAATATGGCGGCGATGAGGAATGTCACCGCAGCACCACCGCGCCGAGCGCGACCAGCCACGTCTGCGCATCCCGTGCGGCCTCCGCGGCCTCTGACGGCTTGCACACCATCGAAAGCCCGGCCTCGCGGTCGGCTACCTTCTCCCGGAGCGTCTCGTAGCGCCAGAAGGCAGGCACCAGGCACACCGTCCCGTCGAGGCAGCGGATGCGCTCGGTAGGCGGCGGGAGAGTGGCGTTGATGAAGCTCGAGCGGCTCATAGCGCCACCTTTTTGGCGATCAGGCCGGCACTGGCCGGGGGGACGGCACTGCCCCGAGGGGACGGGCGGCCAGCCTGATCGCGAAAGAGGCGGAGAAAGGACCGGGCGCCGAAACGCCCGGCCAGTATCGCCGCGGGGGAAGGAGGAACCCCGAGACGTACGGCGCGCGACAGGCAATGGGGCCGCGCGCTGTTCGGATTCATGACGCGATGTCCCGCTTGGGGGCAAGCGCGCGTTGGCTTAGAATGAAGGCCCGGACCGCCATCTCGGTTTCGGGCCAGACGCGGCCCCCGGAGCGGAGGCGACGGATTAACTCGGTATTCCCGGCCGCGGCCTTGCCGAAGGCGCTTTCGCCCATCGGCTGCGCCGCCAGGAACGCTTCGATTTCACGCAGGAGGGATTTGCTATCGGTTCTCATGGCGCCAATCATAATCCGCGCGGGCGGAATGGGTCAATAGAAAAAAGTACCGCCACGGCGGATTATTCTGTTGACGGGCATCCGCCGTTGCGGATATGGTCAGTGTTGCGAGGTGGTGGGAACCTCAAAAAGGAACTGAAAATGACGCACTTCAAAAAGACTATCGCCACGGTTGCCCTGCTGATGACCGCCGCCCCGGCCTTCGCCGGCGGGATCACCTCGACCGACACCAAGGGTCCGATGAGCCGGGGGACTCACGAGTTCCACGCTGACCGCGCCGCCAGCTCCCGCGCCGGCCGGGTTCCGACCCGCATGATCGGCGCGTTCATGGATG